CTCGAACGGCAACTTCCGCACGGAGCCAATCGAAGCCGCGTTCATCGCCATCTGCCACTCGGACGTGGAGAACGACATCCGCAACATGCAGGGGTTCATCCCGACCAAGCAGTACGGTTCGGGTGCGACCGCGTGGCCGAATGAAATCGGCGCCGTGGAAGACGTGCGCTACATGCGCTCGACGCTGTTCACGCCGTTTTCCGGCGCGGGCGCGGCCTCTACGTCGATGATCAACACCGCCGGCACCGCCGACGTGTACCCGGTCATCTACTTCGCCACCAACTTCTTCGGCATCGTGCCGCTGAAGGGCAAGGCAGCCGTCTCCCTGATGGTCGTCAACCCGAAACCCACAGCCGGCGACCAACTCGGTCAGCGCGGGTCCGTGGGCTGGAAGACGACACAGACCGCGGTCATTCTGAACGACCTTTGGGGCTACCGCCTCGAAGTCGCGGCCACTGCGTAAATCGGCGGCGGGTGAGTGATCACCCGCTACTGAAACCACCCCCAAGGAACTGACATGACCATCACCGCCACACTGACTCAAAGCAACGTCGTACTGCAGCGCGCATACGGCACACACCTGGACGACGCGGCCACTCCGGCCCTCAAAGTCGTGACCGTCGGCTTCCAGCCGGCCAAAGTCACGATCCTGAACGAGACGGACCGGATCAGCTACGAGTGGTACTCCGACATGGCGAACGGCACGGCCCTGAAAACGGTCGCCGCCGGCACGCGCACACTGGACACCACCGACGTTTCGATCAGCGTTGCGCAGACCCCGGCGCAGCAGACCCCGCCCTACACGGCGACAGGCTACAAGCCGGTCATCGAGAAGGGCACGTTCAACGTGACGTTCGCGGCAGCGATCCTGCTCCAGAACAAGCAGTACACGTTCGTCATCGAAGGGTAATCTTCCGATGAGCATGAAGTGCCGCATCGAGATTGAAGTGCTCGAAAACGGGTTCGAGGTTGAGATCCCGGACATCGACGCAATGAACAAGGCCGAGGCCGCCGCTGCCAAGAACAAGAGCGGCGGCTCTGCCGTGCCTTCACCGTCGCTGTATTCTGGCGACTACATGAAGTCCTACGCGGCTAAGACCGTGAAAGAAGTCCTGGCGCTGGTGACCCCGGCGTTGAAGAAGCTGCCTCAGTCGTCGTTTGACGAGGCATTTGCCGAAGCCGCCGCCGAGGCGGACGAAGGCGAGTAACACAACCGAGAGAGGGAAGCACATGAACGACAACACGAGTTTCGGAATGCCGGCTACGCTCGATGAACAGATCGCGGCGCTGAAGGCGCAACTGGCCGACGCCAACGCGAAGCTGCTCGCTGCCGGAATCGATCAAGTCGATCCGAACGAGGGCACGGGGCCGGCGGACAGCCAGGGATTCCCGAAGAAGTACGTCCGCCTGGAAATCTTCCCCGGCCGCGACGCGCAGGATCTGAGCTACGTTCCGCTCGGCATCAACGGCTACGTGGTCAAGGTCACGCGCGGCAAAGAAGTGATTCTGCCGTCCGTGTTCGTGACCGAGTGCTTGGCGCATTGCATCGAGGAGATCGTAACGCAGTCCGAAGGCGGACTCGTGACGCGCCCCTCCCTGCGGTTTCCGTACCAAGTCAAGGGCGAAGCGAGCGAGCAGGAGTATCTGGATTTCAGCGCGAAGATGCGGGAGCTAGGCAAGACCGCCGCTGTTCGCGCGTAACCGTCAACGAGGCGGGAGGAGCACGCTATGAATCTCGCCGAGTTGCTTTCGTACACCGCCGATCAGTATCTCAGCGACCGCACCAACTTGGTCGCTGGTGATCCTGATTCGCTGTGGAGCGACGAGTTCCTTGTCCGCCAATTCAATGAGGCGCAGCGTATCCTTGCACGCCGCGCGTGGGTCATCCTCGACGAGGGCGTAGCGCCATTCGGCCTCATCACGCTCGCCACTGGGAAGGCCGTATACAACCTCGATAAGTGCATCCTGCGCGTGCTCCTGGCCACGCCTACGGACCAGGATTGGCCTCTGTGGAATACGAGCGACAAAGTGCTTCGCGCGCCGCGCCCCTGGACAGACCTGCCGTTCGATATCAACAATCTCACGGTGCCCGCGCCGGGCCGCCCCATCGCCTACTCGACTGACGCCGGTTGGCGGCAGATGCGCGTGTTTCGCACGCCGAGCAGCATAGAAAACGGCTTGGTGATCAATCTCAAGGTCGCGCGCTTGCCATTTGAATGGCTCGCGGCGGGCAACACCGATGCCGTGCCGGAAGTGCCGGAGGATTATCATTACATCTTGGCGACGTTCGCCGCCGGCAAAGCGCTGACACTCCCCCTCGTGGATGGTCAACAACGAGCCGAAGGACGGGCGCTTCTCGCCGAGTTCGACGCGTTCGTGAAAGAGGCCCGTCAGGATCGCCAGCGCATGTTCATGGAGCCGGCGACGTGGGGATTCCAGACCGACACATCGCTGCTCGGCGGCGTTGGGACGCGATAAATGGCCGCCCAAGTTACTCCGGTCGATCCGGCGCGGGAGCCTATATTCTCGTTCAATGGCTTCCAGGGCCTGCGGAACAACATCTCGCCCGAGACGTTCCTCCCGAGCGATCTCGTAGTCGCATTGAACTGCGACATCGATGATGCGCTGAACCTACACCGCCGCAAGGGCTACTCGGCGCCGGTTACCGCCGCCATCGACCGCGACATCTATGCTTCCGGTTCGGTCTGCCTGGGCGTAGGCTCCAACGCGCTCAAGCTGGTCAACCCGGACTTCACCACGGTAACCCTGCGCTCAGGCATCACAGCCGCTCGCCCCATGTCCTATGCTGCCGTAGGCGACCGCGTGTTCTATGCCAATGGTAGCGAGTTAGGCTGCGTCCAGAATGGCGCAGATCGCACCTGGGGCCTCGCAGCGCCAGCCGCCCCTGCTGTGGCCACTTTGACTGCTGGTGCGCTACAGGCGGGCCTCTATCAGTACGCAGTGGCCTATCTGTGCCAGGATGGACAGGAGAGCGGCGTTGGCAAGGCGGGCACCATCACACTCGCCGGGACGGGCGGGATCGCGCTAAGCAACATCCCCGTCTCGGCCGACCCCACGGTGACGCGCAAGATCGTGTATGCCACGTCCGTAGGCGGCGAAACGCTCTACCGCGTGGGCATCATTGACAATAGCGTTACGACGTTTGTGATCAGCGAAGTGCGTTCCGGTTCATCGCCGCTGATGAATCAGTTTCTCAGTGGTCCGCCCGCGGGCGCGACGTATATTGCCGAGTCGCGCGGGCACATGCTCGTCGCGGTGGGTAACCGGCTGTATGTGAGCGAGCCATTCGGGCCGGAGCTATTTGACCTGCGCCGGTCGTTCCCCTTCACCGATGCGATCACGTTGATCGCCCCGATCAATGACGGCAAGGTGACGCGCCAGCACGGCGTGTTCATTGGCACCGGCAGTCAGGTCATCTTCCTGGAAGGTGACGGCCCGTCGACCTGGACGTTCCGCGTCATCGCCAACTATGGCGTCATTCCCGGCACCCTGTTTTACGGTGACGGCGAGTTGCTCGGGGCTGGCGACGCCAAGGAACGGATCGCCTTCTTCGCCTCCAAAACCGGCCTGTGCGCCGGCAAGATGGGTGGTGACTTGGTGAACCTGACTCAGGCCCGCTTCGCGTACCCCGTCATGGACCGTGGCGCGGGCATCGTGCGCCGACACCGCGGCATCGCCCAATACATCGTGACGTTGCAGGGCACGGAAGTCGCCGGCAACGTGGCGGCATGATATACTAGTAGTAACAACACATCTACAGACTTTAGGAGATTCAAATGACCGTCCGCTTCAGTCCCGCCCTCGAAAACTTCATCGCCGAAGACGGCTCCTGGAAACAGGCCCTCGACAACGGCACCATCGAAATCTACACGGGCGCGCAACCCGCGACGCCCAACCTCGCTGTTACCGGCACACTGCTCGTTACGATCACCGTTGGCGCAGCCGCCAAGGTGGACGAGGTTGCGTCGGTCGGCTCCGTCACCCTCAACACGGGCGCGGCAGGCTCTGTGGACACCCTCACCGTGAACTCCCTGGAGATCATGGGGTCGTCCACGCCGTTCAACACGTCGCTGACACAGACCGCCGCCGACGTGGCGCTGAAGTGCAACCGCAACCCGAAGAACCGTCTGTTCAAGGTTACGTCCGCTGGCGCAGTCATCTCGATCACCGCCCGCCCTGGCCAGGGCACACTGCCGAACGCCTGGGTCGTCGCCTCGACTGTCACCACGATCACCAAGACCGACGCGAACATGGCGGGCGGCGTGAACGCCACGAACGCGCTGCGCATGGACTACAACGCTGCAGCCGGCGTCATGACCAAAGACGCGACGCAAACGTGGTCCGGTACAGCGGGCCAAACCGGCACGGCCGGCTGGTTCCGTTACAAAGGCTCAGTGGCCGACGCGGGCGCGCTCGACAACAGCGCTGTGTTCCTGCGGATGGACGGCGCGATTGCGGTGTCGGGGTCCGACATGAACATGAGTTCCACGGCGATCACCGCCGCCGCGCTGCAAACTGTCTCGACGTTCTCTCTCACCGTTCCGGCGCAGTAACCGGGGCGCTTTAGCATCCGCGGCCCTGCACCTGTCACAAGCGGGTCAGGGCCGTTTTAGTTTGGGGCATCAATGGTCACCGCCGATGTAGCAATCATCGTTCGCCCAGTCGTAGTGTCCGCGGCCGGTAGCATACCTGGGCTGCTGCTGAATGCCGCGCTTACGCTGCCGCCTCCGGCGTTGTCAAGCACGGAATTAAGCGGCACGGCTATGAAGTTTGGCGCGGTACTATCCGCGCCGCTGGTATTATCCGCGGGACTCAATGGCGAAATAATTTCTGCATCGCTGAGCATCCCTGCGCCGCTGTTGGTGGCGACTGAGATCAACCCGGCGATCATTGGCGCGGCGCTTGCAATGGCGTCACCGCGGTTGCTGGTTGCTGGTTACAGCGGCAATACGATGTCGGCGGCGCTGAACGCCCGCGCCGTGATCTTGACCGCCACAGGTTATTTGGCGTACACAATGTCGGCCGCATTGGTCGCGCCTGCGCCGCGCGTGTCGAGTTACATGAGCGCGGCAGTGCTCGCCGCGTATCGCACCTGGGTGCTGAACACGCGCAAGCACGCGCTGTCTGAGTACGGCTCTGAGTTCGCGTTCAACTCGTTTACCATCTTCAATGGCCAGATCCTCGCCGCCGGCCCAAATGGCCTTGTGGTGCTCGGCCTGCAAAATCTGGATAGCGCCACGCCCATTGCCGCCTCAGCCCGTACTGGGCAAGAAGGGTTTGGTACGTCGTTTCACAAGCGTGTGCCGCGAATCTATATGAGCGGGTCATCTACTGGCGACATGCTGTTCACTACGATCACGCTCGAGGGTGGCGCGCGCGTTTACAGCCTGCCCTTCAATGGCTCGACTGCGCTGCAACAGCGCCGCGTCCCGGTAGGTAAAGGCCCTCGTAGCCGCTTCTGGCAGTTTCAGATCGACAACGTGGCAGGCGCGGATTTCAATGTGAATGATCTTCTCATGTATCCGACGGTGCTCAAACGCCGGATTCAGTAATGCGCGCGGTCCTGCAGGTCGATCCGGGCGGCGAGATATATGTCCGCTTCGCGGAGAAGAAACTCGTTGCCTTTCATGCTGAGATGGTGCGTTCGGGCATGCGCACGTTATCGCGCGTGATCCAGGTTACCGACGGCACAACGATATACATAA